CTGAAATAAATCGACCCACTGCTGCCTCGTAACCTCGCCGCCTCCAGGATCATGCACGTCAAGCCACCTGTAATACCGATACAACATGTCGTTAGCCATTACATTATACCATGCTATGCACATCATACTACGAACACGCGCCTTTTCGTAGGCAAAGTTATTCGCCACCTCCTCTTCGGTGGGGGCAATTATTTGATCAAAGTCATTATGTTCGGGATACATCATCCGTTCTACGACGCTGTCAAAAGTGGGAACGGGCTTGATCGTTCCGTTACGGTCCATAAAGTAGTTTGACAGGAATTTGACCGACTTCCCGTCAACGGGAGTTGCTCCATGGATCTTGAGACGATTCGTGACATAGGAGTCCTTGGCCTTAACCTCGAGTCCAAAGATCTTCGACATGGCTGCAACATACGTCCGCATAGCCTCGTCGTGATCCGAAGGACCGTCAATGACGGCGATGATCACATCATCACCGAATGTCCAGGCCCGGGCGTTCCATCCCAGGTGTTCAAACACGATTTCCTGCATGATCCAATTGGCATCTGATCCGATCTGAGAGGTCCATGGGTCCCCGCTTGCCACTCCACGACCTTTGACGTAGACCTGACCGTTCGGGAGGACGATCTTGGTGTTAACGAGGTGTTCAAACTCACTGTCCCAATACGCAACTGAGCCTCGATCAGGAGTGAATCGTTGGGAGATCCGGGAGAAGGATGATCGGATGACCTCGGCCGGGACCGTCTGATCATAACCACTAAAATCCACGCAAAGGAAATACGATGGCTTGGTTGCCTCAATCTGCTGATAAAGAGCTTCATAGTTTCCGTTGAATGGACCCATTCCGATCATCACCCCCCCATTCTCTTTAGAATACCCCTTTACAAGAGCTGAATACGGTACAGAGGTCATTGAACCTATTAGATGACGTTTAAGATCAGGAACGACGATTAAGCGTCCCTCCTTCTTACCTGCTTCCTTATCACTATCAACAAGCTTACCTCTACCGGCTACAAAACATGGTGGTGTGTCGTACATTACCCCTTCCTTCAATCCCCTTATATCCCGTGCGGCTTCCTGGGAGGCAAGGACAAGTGCATCCTTTTTCTTCGGCTTACCTCGTCTCTTCCACCTGATTCCCGCAGATGTCTTTAGCGGAACCTTGACCTTTCGCAAGTTGTCGATTTCAAGCCAGGAATCAAACACGACAGCGGAGCCAATACCCTCGTATGCCCGCAGTTTTCTCAAAACTGTCGGGAGGTGACGAGAGTAGATCACATTGTCGAAGTTCCGATCCCCCCCAAATCGTTCCAAATGTGCGATAATGTCAGGCAGGCGTGGTGGACGATATTCCTTGGTCCAAATTGAACCGTCAATTTCCCACCAAAGTGGATTCACCTGGCTACCCTCCCAGAATGCCTCAAAGAGACCTGATCGTACCGTCTCGGGTTCTACAAAATTATATACTAACGGCTTACTATAACCCAAACAGACCAACCCCTTAACTAAAACCTCACGATTCACCCTCTGTAAACTAAGAGTGAACTCTTTATTGGAGATTCTAGAAGATGCACCTGTAACGAAGGAATCAACGGAACTGTTCCCCTCGTAGACGCTCATGCCCTCTAAGTCCTCGGCGGAGCCCCATCCCTAGTCGTCAAGTTCTGCGTACGGATCAAAATCCGCGATTGGCGACTTGCCTGGATCTTTAAGGGGAATTGGTTTGGCATTCTTCTGGGCATCTGACGCCAGTACCGGGTTGTCCTGGAGACCGAGTTCTTCAAGCTGTCGCTCGATGGTCATCAATCCGCCCTTCATGTTGGGATCCAACTTTCTCAAAGCCTCGTCACGTTCCTCCTGTATGGAAACAAGTTCATCACGAAGCCTCTCATATACCAGTCTGGCTTTATCGACCTCCTCCTGCTTGGCCACCATCATTTGGGTGTACCTCCGCTTTACTTCATTAAACCGCGGGTCTCGAAGCGCAGTGACTGGATTCATGATCCTATTTAGAGCTTGCCGAATTTCGGTGTACGAATCCTTGATGTCCTTGCCTAGCGAGGGAGTGCTCGCCATCATCATGTCGACTCGTTCCTTGTCTATTTCCGCTCCTTTCTTGGAAATTCCATTGAGCATTGCCTGAGCGACAGGCTTCCCGCCAGGCCAGATCCACCTGACATTTGCCGTAGTCAGGTCGATACTTGGCTCACCATTGAACATCTTTTCCACTTCTCCTTTCTGAATCGTGTACACCATCACAGGAAGAAGAAGTTTCCAGGTTCTCTTGGTATAGTCGGGAGTGATAATTCGCTGAGCGAAGGCAAACGTCTCGGGGAAGTATACAAATGGGTCCTTCCCTGTACCTTGAACGCCACCTGCTATCCACCAGGACGCCCAAAGCTCTCCCCATGCCTTCCATTGCTCCTGTGCAGTTCTTGGACCTGGATGGGTTAACTTCGGATTTCCGTCAGCGTCCGTGATCGAAGCGAGCTTGAAGGCGGTGAGGGAACTTGTCGTGTTGCCGACCATGGCGTGGATCTCCTTGTTGTGCTGCTTGTGGGTCTTGATTTGTCCAGGATTTGCAGTCTTTTCTGGTGTAGAGATCATTGCCATTTTCAAAAGAGGACCATGATGTTCTGATCCTTCAGGCCGGGAAGCTTCAAAAAGCTCATTGAGAGTAGCAATCGTATGTGGCCGCGTATCACACGGCCGAGAGATGGGCCCACTGGCTGTCAAGTGTTCAGGCCCATCTAGGGTCTGGTCTGAATCCCCGTCAACGACGGGAACGTCGCCCAAACCACTCTCAAGCAAGGAGGTGGCCCCCAAGTTTGGGGGCGATGGGGTCCCAATGCCCGTAGTATCAGGCATGGGGTGCGCATCGGCTGGTGATACACATGGATTGATCGAGCACTCCGGTTTATGAGCCGGGCTACTGATTGTCGCACCATGCAACTCCAGCGCTTGTTTTACTGCCTTGCGCTCAACAGTCAGGGCGAGAAGATGTCTATTAGCGTCCTGAATGTTCCTTATCGTCAGACTCCCCAGAAGAAGCGGCCTGCAGGAACCCCACGCCCCCTGGGGGGTGGAAGCATGGGAAGCCCACTGGTGCGTCACCTTCATTTCCGACGACAAGGACTCGAGTCTCGCCTCGAGCTGCGCCACGCTACTTTGTGGTTGGTCAGGCTTGCCCGCCTGACAGGGTTCTGATTCGGACAGACCCCGGTCGTTTGTACGTGCGACAGCACGGGAAAGCATAGCATCACTCATGG